CTTCATGGCACTGTGATCCGAACGACTGGCACGTCTGTACCATTAGGAATGTGCTTCTGAATTTGAGCAGTCCGACGAGGTGATAAAGTTGCTCTGCCGGTCTTCAAATCATAAACTGCTGTTGGAGCATCAGGAGGACCCTCTACAACGTCTAAACGAACTGATCCGGGTGTCCCGTAAGGCACCGGGTCACCGTTCAAATACGAGACCTCAGATGCTATATTAGAGTCTCCAAGATTTACGACTTCGTTGGAAAAGGCCTTGTGGACTATGGTCCCGTAGACCGAACCTCTCCCTTGCCCTATTGTACTAGCAGCACGGTCGGCTGCCGCAGTCAACCGCTCTGCTGTCGTGGGTCCGTTGCGCGCGGCGCTCGTCGTGTCCTTAGCCGCTGTCTCAGCGGCATGTTCGGCCGCTTTTTTAGCCGAGACCTCAGCGGCGTGCTCAGCCTCTGCTTTCGCTGCGGCCTGAGCGGCAACTTCAGCCACTTTTGTCGCCACAGCCGCAGCGGCAAATTTAGCCGCTTTTTTCGCACCAGTTTTCGCAGTACCTTCAGCCAGTGCGATTTCCGTCCCGGCGGCACCATCTGCGGCCGGGTCCTCGGGGCCACCACCGATGATCTCGGTGCCCAAAACGATGAGTGCGGCGAACGGATGGTTGGAGACGAAGCGGCCAACCGTTCCCGCCAGGTCTATGCTGCTTTGGACCAGCCGCCCGGCGCTATCCGGGGCTGATCCATGATGAGGTAATGTCGACACAGAACCGTGCCACACCGCGCGTGGTTCGCTGGGCTGCTCCGCCTGCGGATGCTGCTGATTCGGCGCTGCCGCAGGTTCGTGATGCACGGCGGCCTTCGCCACCGCCTTGCTCGCCGGGGCCGCGACCTCCGTGACAGAGTCCGTCCATCGTGCGCCGGTTGCCTTCGCAGAGGCTATGGCGGCGTGGACATCACCCTTCTGCGCGGCGAGGTGCTGCATCCCAGCGCTAACAGCAGCCGAGAGCGTCTCAGGCGTGTGTATAGTCGGATAGGTGACGGGGCCGCTGAACCGCTCCATATCGGCCATGATCCGCGTCGTCTGGCGCATAAGGTTGCGCGTGCCCTCCGGCGTGCAGAGATCCATGCCAATGTTCATGCCCCTGGACAGGGCGAGGCCGGGGCGGAAATCCGGCGGCCTCTCAGCGCGCCTCGGCTCCGGCGGGGGCACGCGACGCAGGTGATCGGGCCGCGGCCCTGTCTGCTGCGGGTAGAGCATGGGTCCGGCTGGCGGATCAGCCTGGGTTGGCGGGCTCTGCCGTTGCCCCGGCTCAGGCTCCTGCGGCCGTCCGGGTGGCAACTCGGGTCGCGGCGCCGGCCGCGGTGTCAGCGGCGTGACCGGCCGGGCTATCCAGTTCCCCGCGTAGTCGATCTCGACCAGGTAGGTCGGCACGTCCGGCGACGCCTCAGCTTGCCCCTCGGCTCCGGGCTGCGGTCCCAACTCCACATCCGGCTCGGGGGGCAGGGGCGGAATGAGGAACCCCGAGATCGTCACGTAGTTCGGATGTGCCGCCATCCATTCCAGGGGCGGCGGGCTACCCTTGGGGACCATGACACAGGGAACCCGCAGAAACCGAGGATAGGGAAAGCGCGGGTCACCGTTGTCCATCGTCAGCCATCATCCGGTTTCGTTCTTGTGCTAACGGAGGATCGACGCGACAACTTGTATTCGCCGCTTAAGACAGATCCCTGTGCAGGCTTTCCGCGATGGCCGCGCGCACCGCGAGGCGATCGGCGGCATCCGGGGCAAGGAAGGGCGCAGGCGCCTGTCCCACATCGCCGCGCTCGCGCCGGGCGAGTGCAGGGTCAACGACCCGCACGATTGCGCGGTCATCTTCTGTCACCGCATGCGTGACAGCGCTGGGCGCGGCGGCAGCGCGGCGGCGCGCGGCCTCGGCTAAAGCGGCGGCCCCGGCGGCCAGGGCGCGGCGCTTGATCTCGGTCAGATCCAGGCGGGAGAGTTTGGCGAGGGTCGGCATCCGGTCATTGCTCCCAGCCCATGGTCCGCCAGTTGTAGTGTCTCGAACCGTCCCACTCGCCGAGCGCGGCGGCGAAGGCGAGGCGTTCTGCTTTGGGCAGGCTGAAGGCGATGTCGAAGGGCACACCGTTCTTCACGAGATACAGACACTCGCTCAGATCGGGGTGCCGGCTGAGTTTCCCGCTTCCTCTCGCACCTCCGCATCCGACGGCTCACGGGGGGTGACCACGGTTCCGGCGGCATTCATCCCGGCATCGCCCAGGCGGAGGATGAGGTTCTCGATCTGCTGCTCGTTACTGGGATGCGGCACAGGAACATCGTCAATGAACTTGACGGCGCAAGCCGTCAGCGCCAGCCCGAGATAGGGCGGGTTCTGCGCCATATCCGGTCCCACCGCCTTGAACAGCCGCAACTTGTCGAGCACAGTCGGCTTCTGCACTTTCAGCCGGCGGCCTTCGGCATCAGTGACCTCCTCCATGCCGCAGCCCTCGAAGATCATCTCCGAGGGGCGGCTCACGAGACGCTGCTCCGGCTGGCCGCGAAGAATTCCAGCCGCTGCTTGACGCTGGCATCGCCCTTGTAGAGGCCGGACGAGGTGAGTTTGAACGACACACTGTTATATTGATAGGTCGAGGTCGAGCCGTCGATCTCATCGATATACTGGTAGAGCGTGCCCGGCGCGGGCGTGCTGCCAGCGAGGTAGCTCTGCTCGATCTGCGCAACCAGGTCATCGGCCGAGGACGAGCCGCGCTCGATGTCGAAAGAGCCTTCCCAGCCCTTCGGAAGTTCAGCGCCGACCATGGTGCCGTCCATGCGGTCGACGCGCACGGATGCGGTGATCTGGCGGCTTTCGAAGCCGGTAACGTGTTCCAGATCGACGCGGCCGAAGGGCCCGAGCACGACGACCTGGCAATCCTTGCCCGTGTTGAAAGTGGTGAGAGCCATAGTGCTTGCGCTCCGTAAGAGTGACGTGTCTGTTGGACGTTACGAGGAGGGCGCGTTGCTGACGGTCGTGCTGCTGATCTGCACGGTCTGGCCGCCCTCGACATTGACGATGAACTTCTCGTTGATTCCCTGATACTGAACCTGCACATCGGCCTGCACGTAGCCCAGGGCCGTCCGCGACTGCGGATTATTGGTCGTGTCGCAGACCACGGAGAAGGGTTGGGCACCGGTCGTGCTGCCCAGCAGTCCCTGGCTCAGCATCCCCTGCAGGAAGGCGAGCAGCGTCGCCTTGATGTTCTGGAACAGCGTCGAATTGATCACCTCGCCGACATAGAGGCCCATGCCGGCGCTGAGCGTCGCCGCGATATAGTTCGTCATCCGCGTGTAGTTGTCGCCATTGCTGGCGGCGTTGGAGGAGGAGTTGTGGCCGCAGCGCACGCCCCAATAGCTGCCGCCGGGCTGCGGGTTGCTGATCACGTCGATGCCGTTCTGGAACAGCAGTTGCAGATCGGCGGTGGCATAGGTGCTGGACTGGCCCGAGGCGACCGATCCGCTCTTCTGACTGCCGGTGATGCTGTATAGCTGCTTGTTGAGGCTCGACTGTTCGGGCGAGAGGTTGACCAGGCGCCCGGCGGCGAAGCCTTGCGGCGAGACGAGGCGCGTGAAGGCATTCGTCTGATCGTACCAATAGATCCAATCGCCGAACATGAGCTTCGCGGCGTAGCTGTCGAGCCCTGCGGCCGCCTTGGTGGCGACAGCATTCTCGACAGTGTCGCCGGAGGGGCCGGTCAGGATCATGTAGACGCCTTCGGAGAGGCCGAAATCCGCCTGCGTGGTGTATTGCGTGGTATCGATCGAGTCGGCGAGGAGGGCGACCGAGCAGCCTTGCCCGCGCAGCGCATACATGCCGGTGCGCGGCACGGAATCGCTGCCGACCAGCATCGCGGAGGTGACGTTGGTCGCGCCATCCGTGCCCGGCGTGCCGGAGGAGAAGCTGAAGGTACCGGCCACGGGTGCGGCGGTGCCGCCGGCATAGGTTGCCTTCACGGTCTGGGAGGCGCCGCGCAGAGGGCCCGTGCCCGTGTTGATGGCGGCGACCATCGCCTCCCACAGGGCCGCGGCAGTGCCAGTGATATTGTCGTATACTTCGGGGGTGTTCCCAGGCAGCGTCACGGTGATACGCCAACTGTTGGCTTGGGAACCAGCCGACAGCGTGATGCTGATACCGTTGCCGTAGCTGCCGGTATAGAGTGCTTTGAGCGTGATCGCGCTTTGAACGGTGAGCACGGCGGCGGTATCGCTGCCATCCGTCACCCGCACGCAGCGGAAGTTCTGCGCGCCCTGCTGCACGGAGGTCGCGACCTGGGTGCCCATGTCATAGAGCCGGGGCATCACCGGGCCAAAGCTCGAAGAATATTGGGCCATGGATCCGACAACGACGGGCTGGCCAACGGGGCCCCAGCTCGCACTGCCGACAACGCCCAGAATATCGGTTGGCACGCCGTTGAGCAGCAGCGTCTGCGGCGGCACGATCTGCACGTAAAGGTCGGGCACCACCAGCGCCGTGGTGTTGATAGAGCCCTGTTGAACGATGGGCATTGGGTTTCCTTGGAGTTAGCCGAGAAGGGGCGAGAGAGTTCCGGCGGGCGAGGACAAGGTTCCCGTGCCGAACACCATCGCCGGCTGCGCGGCGGTGAGGGTGGTGGCGTAGTCGGCGGCGTAGATGAGATCGCGGCGGTAGAGGCTCGCGTTCTCGCTCTGGTCGATCGTGGCGCCTCCGGCCAGCGTGATGCGGGCAGAGGTGCCGTCGGCAAGGGCCAGGAACGAAGTGCTCGCGATAGCGGCGTCGATCGTGGAAGCGACCTGGTCGCGCAGGAGGGGACCCGGGCACCAGCAGCTGACGCGAAAACTCTGCCTCTGGCGCCGGGTCTCCTGGTAGGCACTCTGCGCCTGCTCGACGCGGGCGAAGAGCTTGGAGGCGCTGGGGATCGTCACCGTGGCGCCGGAATATTGTATCAGCAGGCCGGCGGCAATGAGCTGGGTGGCCAGTGCCGCAGCCACGAATGCGGTCGTATCTCCCGCCTGTACAAGATAGACATAGGTTGTCCCG